CTCTGGTTCTAAACGTGTTAAAGGTACCTTCAACGCTTTATATAATTTACGTTGAAAATACATTAAATTCTCATCAGAAGTTAAACCTTGGGCGTTACCACCTGCTAGTGTATCAACCTCTGTAGATCTTTCGCCACCTCTACGAGGGAACCAAAAATCTTCTGTCATTGTCAGCATTTTACGAGCATCTGTCATCTCACCTGTTGCTGAATTATACTGAAGTTTATTTTTATGGCGAGCCATCATATCTCTAAGATATTGTTCCGCCTTATTCTTCGGTAAATTACCTACATCAATATAAAAAATTCTTCGTTCAGGAGCTCTAGTCAATGTATAGATGACTGTTGCATCCTCTAACATACGAAGCTGGTTTAAAGCTTTAATTGATGGGTGTAAATGAGATAGTACTAAACTATTATTCTCATTCATTAAACCCGAAGTAACTCTACCAACAGAGTCCTTTGCAATTTTAAAGCCAGTTGTTCCACCAGCAACAGGAGAACTTACGCCACCTGTACTCGTATTTTGAAAGCCACTATCTGAATACATATAGTATTCATTTTTCACTCGTTTTGTTGGTACTCCCGAGTGTTGGTCCTTCCCTTTTTTGTCAACTTCACGAATTAATTTAATCTTTCGTGGGTCAACATATCTTAATTCTACGATACCTTTCTTTGTATCATTGTTATCTATAATAATGTGATAGTTTAATCTACCGTCAACATAGAATTTGTAAAACATATCATAAGCATTGTTTGTAAAATCAAACAAAGACAATATGGTATCAAATTCACTAGCAATTTTTTTCCTGACTTTTTCAGGAAGATCAGTTTCACCTAGTGAAATCTCAACTGCCTGTTCATTTGTGTCAATACTTATTGCTTCATTGACGATATCATCAACGGCCTGAGATACCTCAGGTTGCATCGCCATACTGCGATACTTAGTTATAAGTTCAGACTCTGTTTTAGCAGAGCCTTCCATATCTAAAATTGTATTATAAAATCCACCGAGCGCATTACCAACGGTAATGGCACCATCATCGTTAAGAGGTTCGGCAAACGAAACCGGAGCATTAACATCCTCCAGTTCCGGCCTCTTTATCTCAAAGCCAAAAATTTTCACTATATCACCTTATTATTATATAAATTATTATTACGAAGTAGAAATTCCAGTGGTACCTTCTACTCTCCAGAAATCATACTGGAAGGTCACACCGAATTCTTCAACAGTATCCACAGTTCCCCAATCCATTTCGATCTGGTCTACTGTAGTAGGATACATGCCTTCGAACACGTATGACCTGATGGCGTCACCATCTTTACTGTATTGCGTTATTACCGCATTAGATTTGTAATCTTGAGGTAATGCACGTAGATTACTATCATGTGTATTGATAGCATTCATCCATGCTTCCATCCCATTTCTTACAATGAAATCCTCATCATTAATACAAGTTACTGTCCAATCTTCAAATGTTCTATCACCTGCATATTTAATATTTCTACCAAAATATGGTACCTCGTAAGACCCTAAGGTCGAACCAGGAATACCTGCCGCACGTACCATAAATGGTACTTTAAAATCAGCTTCAGGGGCTACAGGGTTAAGTATTTGCACTTGGAAAAGAGTTGGACGAGCACCACCACCTGTTAATTGTGATTTGAACTCGTTAATATTAAATGCCATTTCTCTTGTCTCCTATTATTTCTAATTATTTATCTCTTATAGAGAACCAACAATTTCTTCAAACTCAATTCCGGCACGAGTAGCAACAAATGTCAATTCAATAACATTAATTGAGCGTGCAGGTTTGATGAAGATATTAGCTCTAAATTTACCCTGATCAACCACAGCTGGTGTGTTAACAGTACTATCTGATACAACTCTAAAGTCTATAATTCCTCTTCTTCCTTGAATGTCTCTTAAGAATGGTTCAACAATATTCTTGAACTGTGTTTGAGAGAATTCATCATTCAATTCAAATAGGAATGATTGAGCAGTATTAGCAATGACTTTTTCTACAGCGATGAACAATCTTCTTACATTAATTTGTGAGAATGCTGTTGTTAGACCTAAACCAGTTTTATCACCGAATAAGACAATTCCTTGTCCTACCTGACTCATTACTGGGTTAATGTCTGCACTATAGAGTTGGTCTCTTTGTGTTTTATTAGGATTAAATGCCAATTTAACAACATTTTTAATCACACCCTTACGGAAACCAGCTGGTGACTCGTAAGGTTCAACACGGGAAGCAAGACCAGCAGAATCTCCATTAAGAGGAGTATATCTGTATACATCATTGTACTTATCGTATCTGTATTTGTAACCAGAATCCATGAACCAATAAGAACTGTTCTGTAATCGGTTTCTGTATGCAACTACTTTAGTAAGTTTAGCGTGTGTTTTGAGTTCATCAACTACTGCTTCCTTGGAAGGTGAGATAAATGCAACAGCATCCTTTCTATAATCTGTGATATTAGAAATGATGTAATTAGCAAGGTTACCTGAGTTATCACCTTTACCTTGAAGTACGAATGAAACATCAATTTCGTTTGCAGATTTAAATAAATCATATCCTGCAGCGAGAGCACCCAGACCAGTAGCAGTTTCAGTTGTGCCAGCAGTACCATTTGCTAGTGTTTCATATTTAAGTGTTTGAGCTTCAAAATGTGTTGTATTAGCAACTTTCACCCAAGAAGAACCAGCAGTAACTACATCTTTATAATAATTTGTAGTACCATCTGATAATTTAGCAGTTGTGCTTGTTGATACATCTGTATACAATTCTAAACTTCCACCAACTTCACCACTAATAGAGCCGTCATTATCAATAACAGCAACATGATAGTTACCAGTTTGTGGTGCCTTACCAAATAATCCAGCATATTTCCACTTTCTTTCAATGGAAAGTTTACTTAAATCTGTTTCAGGTAGCAAGTAATTTGTTGCGAACTCGAGCGAATAGTCATATGAAGTAATCAAAGCTGAATTAGCGGTTACATCACCGTTAGTATCTAGTGATTGTTCAGTTATAGCAGTTAGTGACAACTCCTGATATCCTACTGAATCATTACCAATTCTGATTAAATCACCAACAGTTACGTCAGCGAGTGTTATTCTGTTTGCAGGTACAACTTCAAAAGTTGTGTTTGCAGTGTTGAAGGTAATTGACTGCAAAATCTGAGTATTACCAGTTATTCTTGATGCGGTTATATCGGCTACATCGATTAAGGTATCAGAAAAATCTGTATCCTTAACATACGCAACATCTAGTGAGTTACCTAAATCGCCAGGATACAATGCGTCAAAACCACCAAATGTGTGTAGTTGTGTATTTGCACTTGAAGTATCGCTAGCAGAGGCTGCCACTGCACCATTATCAACTCTAGCCACATATAATGCGCTTGAGTATGAAAGGTAATCTGCTGCTACAAAGAATGTTTCAAAGTTATCATTGGTTGGTGTACCAAATCTACTTACTAATTCATTCTCTGAAGAAACAAGAACAGTTTCACCTACAGGACCCCATCTAAAAACACCCGCGATTGCTGCAGGCGGTGTTGCGATGGCCGGTACCGCTGCTGATGCGTCGACTTCTCGAACAATTACGGAAGGACTTACGGAAAAAGCCATATTATTTCTCCTTTAATATATCTATTTTAAAAAACTTTTTTTAATAATTTGTTATCACCTTTTATTTATAAAAAATAAAGTCTACACCTCAAATGAACCAGAACCGACTGATGACCAGCCGTCTCCTTCTCCTATATCTTCACCTGTATCAATAAACCCAAATGGTAGTAGTTCCTCATTTAGCTGTTCCTCGGTTTTCTCTCGTAAGGAAGCCAAGGTATTTATGTCTGTGAGTTCTCTAAAAAATCTATCATCTGTTAGCCATGCAAAGATAACTAAATTCATAACTAGATCATCATGAAAACCAGCTTCAGCTTCGTAAGAATATCCTTTCTTAGAAAAGCGGGATAACTCCTGTATAGTGTTATAATCTACCAAAATCATCTGGTTTTGTTCAACCAGCATTTTTAGTATCGAACAACCCTTTTGTTTAACACTTTTTGTCGTTCTTATTCCATTATCATTGCCTCTTCCAAATCCACCTGATATTCTTTTGCCAGCTCTGCCAGCAGATTCCGTGAATAGAAGATTTTCATAGCCGTAGTCCATTAAAAGCACAGAGGATACCTGTTCACCGATATCGTTGATTTCGATGAGTACTGCGCCTTCATTATACATGAGGCCTATTCTATATATAATTGAAGCGAAATCAACAGGACTAATATAGTTATCCCTGTATACACATACCTGTTTATAAGGCATTTCCGATACATCAAACACTGTAAATGTTGAATAGTCAAGGCCTTTGCCTCGAGATACGTCAACTGTAATTACATATGAATGATCTTCTATCGGAGCTTCATATTGACTTAAATTGTCTCTTTCTACTAATGGTTGTGAATGTAATAATTGTTTTAATTTAGCACCACTAATTAGTGTGCCAGAACTTCCAACAAATTCACAACAATATTCTTGTGCAAATTTTTGTTCATCATGGTCAAGTGCCTCCATTGTTTCCTTTTTCCAGGCTTCGTCTCTACCGGGTACAGCGTCCCACATAACCTCAACATATTCATAACCATTAGTACCTTCTTTAGCACCCTTACATGTTTTCCAAAAGTGGTTTAAACCGTTTGGTGTAGACGTCATTAACAATTTTGTACTTTTACCTGATGAAATCGTCGGATATACCGAGGCAAAAAATTCATCAAAGCCTTCAATAAATGCGACCTCGTCTAGGTATAGGAATGAGATTGACTTACCACGAATGGCCGATGATGTGGTAGTACCAGCATATATTTTACAGCCATTTTCTAAGGTAATATTACCTTTATTCCATTCCTCAACGCCCTGTTGCATCCATTTTGGTAAAGCTTCATAAGCAAGTTGAACTCTACCTAATACTTCACGAGCTGCGTCTCCCTTATTAGCAAGAATCGCAACAGTTTTAAATTCATTAAATAAGATGTAGTGCAATATAACAGCAACAGCAGTTGTTGTTTTACCTGCCTGTCTTGATGTTAATACAGCACAACGTCTTTCATCTGTAATCTTTTTTACAATATCTTTTTGGTAATCATACATTTCCATTGGAATTAATCCATGGTCAACATGTACAATCTTAATATATTTTTGAGCAAAGTAAATTGGATCTTTAGAACATTTCAGATATTCCTTTAACATATCTGGAGTCCATTCTACCTCCTCACCTGATTTTTTAAGAAACGAATTTCCTAAGTAACCTTTATATCCATCAAGCATTGCTAGAGTCATCCTTTATCATTTTAAGCAAATCTGCGGTTGACACTATTAAATTATTATTGGTCACATTTGTAGATGGACCTGATTCTTCTTTTGCATATCTTTTCTTAGTTGACATTTCAACATAATCTTTGTTGGCGTCAAGTAAGGTTTTCATTAATTGAGATACAACCTCGAACGCTCTAGGCGATTCAGATTGTTTTGCAATTTCAACCATTTCCTTTACTGAATCATCGCCTAGGCTAATGATACTCTCGATATTTTTTCTTGCAAGTTCAATATCTCTTAAATTTTCTTCGGCATTTTTATCGTCGGGTATTACAGTTAAAGGTGTTTCCTCTTTTATAGCCGGTAATAATTCAGCCTCTTCGTTTGTTGAAAAAGCATTAACAGGAAGATCAGGCAATTTATCTTCAGTATCACCTATAATTTCTTTTTCTTCCTTAACAGCATCCTCTAGTGGTTTCATACCTAGATGTTGTGCAATTGTATCATCACTCATATCATTCTCTTTATTTGTTTTCGCCAAAAGCTACGCGTTTTCTTAAATCACTACTACTAAATCTGTGGTCTCGTCTATTAAAGTACAGGTCAATATCTCGTTTCCGACATATGTCTTTGCCTGTAAAGTCTTTATCACGATATTCCTCTCCTAGGATACGAACATGAATAGTGTACATTTCCAAGATATCTTCTAGATCTTGTTCAGATGAATAAGGTATAATTTCATCAACATAGCTTACTGCTTTCAGTTGAGTATATCTTTCCACTACTGTCTGAATAGGCCCATTCTTCTCTGGTCTGTCCCCACTTGGGTCCATTTGTAAACCGACCATTAAATAATCACACTGTTCCTTTGCTTCCCTTAACATTTGTACATGACCCGCATGTAGCAAATCAAATGTACTTGCTGTAAATCCAACTTTTATCATAATATCCCATCTTTTCAAATTACTTATAAACCATTATAACACATTCCTTATGAAATGTCAACCATTAGCTTGGAGCAGTATTTGCTGTAACCTCTGCATAATCCCAATTATCATCAAACTCTATTAAGCTATAATCAATACTCAAAGCTCTATCAGTTGTGGGTGTATTATTGGCAAACATACCAGGTGACACTGAATAGAACTCTTCAAATGATGTATTTGCAACTGTATCAGTTGCGTAACGAACATCAACAAATTTAATTGTAGCCTTGTCTCTTTCCGGCCCAAAGAACCAACCTTTCATTGTAAAGTTTAGTGTATATAAAACACTTCTTCGTTCCTCAAAATCGCCCTCGTAAAGGTCCTCGAATGATACATCGTTTAAAATTAAAGGTATATCCATTGGTTCCAGACCATCAATGAGTCGAACCGTACTCGTAAACTCGGGATTGAAAAATGGTAATATTTGTTCTAATAACTTAACAGCGTCTTCATTATATTTAGCCATAATGTATAATGAAAAATCTAAATTATATGGAACACCAGCATATACATATCGTCTATTGCCACCATCTACATCAACGTCAGTTTTTCTTAATTTTCTTGTCGGCGCAACTTTTCTTTCAGGGTCGTATGCCATATTGGTCATTTCAAAAGACATTCTTGGAAGATTAATTGCAACACCTTTTAGGAATGCAGGGTCCTGAGTAACACGAGCTAATATTTTCTGGAATGGTGCATATGATATTGGAACAATCATATC